GTAAAATCTTGATGGACACTTGTCTAGACATAGAAGTGGAAGGTATTGACCCAGAGAAATGTAGCTACTACAAGTTCTTAGATGAACCTTGTGAAAGCAAGCCAGTGGCTAAACCCTGGGTTTATATTCCCACTTCGATGCCCGTCTTGCACAGATCATGTTGCCATAATGAGGAACGAGCCGTTAGAAACCGGCTCCTCAAAAAGTTGCCGTGTGAGAAACCAGATCTGTGGCCAAGAGACCTGCCGGTGGAATTAGAAGATTTCGCCGAATGGTATGCGGGAGTTGTTGACAGAAAGATGCTGGACGATTACCTGAAGAAATTCCCTGGGTCTAAAAGGCGGTCTTATCTCGAGGAGATTACTGGAGACTACCTTGGACACCAGCTTCCCAGGGATTTTCATGGTAAGAATGTGTTCATCAAGAAGGAGTTTATGCCGAAGCTGGGCAAAGCTCCGCGTACTATTATAGGGGGAAGGAATCGATTCGCCTTCGCCGTTGGTAGGTACCTAACCGTGTTGACTGAAGAAATGGGGTATTGGTTCAATCAGTATCATCCGAACATATATATTCCATTTCATGTTGTCGCCGAGGAAATCGGGCAGTGGTTTGAAGATAATGCCCTGTCCGAGATCATCGCCGACAACGACTTCAGCTCTATGGACGCCTCACAGACCGGGAACGCTATTAGATTATTCGTGGTGTTCTTGGAGAAGTGCGGTTTACCTAAGTGGCTGATCAACATGATAGACGAAGATGTCAGTGGAGTTAGTGTGGTGTCCAGAAATGGAACCAAATTCTTTGTGCAAGGACAGCTTTTGTCGGGGGTGCCGTGGACGTTGCTGATCAACACTGTGATCAATATAACCGTAGTGAAGAAAGCACTGGGGGCTTCGTTCAAGAAAGGCGTTTTTAAGGGGGATGATTCTCTACTGGTTCTGAATAATGACATAGATTGTCCGGCCATAGATGCTAAAATGGCTGCCATGGGTTTCAGATCAGCTATTAAGCTGTCCCCTTGGCCTTATTCAGAATTCTGTTCTGCTTGGTTCATGCCAACACAGGACAGCCTAGTATTGACTCCTAAACCAGGACGGTTGCTGGCCAAAACGTTGTGGGATAAGAACCCCAATACAACTGATTTGGCTAGTACTCTCAAGTTCGTGTCCGTATTAAAGGGACTGCGGCCGAGCTTGAACCACGTTCCCGGGGTGAGGGGTCTTTACGAGAATCCTTTATACTTACAGTGGGCTAACGATGTGGATGCTGAGGAGTATGAGTACAAGAGTGTGGCCCAGGAAGTGCATGAACCAAATGATGAGACATACCTCATGATGAAGGAATTGTACGATCTTGACCACACTCAACTGGCTGAGTTGGAAGAAATTCTGAGCGTCACCGAATTCCCGTGTGAACTGGAATGCGAGGCCGCTCAGAATATGGCAAGCGTGGACTGGGGGGTGATCACGGACTGGGATGTTGAACTGGTCCATGATGAGACTCCCCTGGCCCAGGGTAAATTCCAATACAGTGACGTGCTCGTGCCCGTACTGGAGGAGGTGATAAAGTACCAGACCGGGCTTGTAGGGGCCATGGTTATAAGTGCTGCCGAAATGTATTTCGGCCAGTACGATGTGTGGCAGTGCTGTGTTAGTTTGTTTGGGCACGCCATACTTTCCAAGGTCCCATTGCCACTCGCAATTGGATTGCACGTAGGGTACAATTATCTAGTAGGCAGACATAGAAAATGAAGAAGAAGAGTTCAAGGAAGGGTAGCAAGAAAATTTTAAAACAAAATAAAAATATATCTAAAACAGGTGTGAAAGGTATCCTTAAAGACCTCGCTAAGATGGGGTTGATTGGCGTCGGCTCCGCCATCGGTGGTTATATGGGTGGACCCTCTGGTGCGACTTTGGGGAGTCGTGCCGGGGCAATGGTCAGCAAAATTATCGGCACAGGCGACTATTCAATTAGAAGCAACTCGGTTGTGCTAGGTTCCAAGATTCCTAGTTTCGCTACGGGCGAGCGTAGTATTCGAGTTAGGAATACGGAATACCTCGGAGATGTCTCTTCATCCACTAGTTTCTCCGTGGCTAATTACCCATTAAACCCCGGTCTGCCGCAAACGTTCCCCTGGTTAAGTGCGTTAGCGGCCCAATTTGAAGAATACAAATTTCATGGGCTGGTATTCTTCTTTCGTTCAACGTCCGCAACAGCGTTGAACTCCACCAACACGGCACTAGGTACAGTGATAATGGCTACTCAATATAATGTCAACAAGCCAAACTTCACCAGTAAGCTAGAGATGGAAAATTATGAATTCTGTAGTAGTGGCAAGCCTGCTGAAGACATCGGTCATCCGATCGAATGTTCACGCGGCGAGTCACCAACCCAGGTTTTGTATGTCCGAACCTCCTCTGTCCCCTCGGG